ACATGTATTCACTAACTATATTTAAGAATAGATACGATAACAAGACGCATCGTAGAATGGACTTCGACAACTGGTCGGAGTTCAAAAATTTATTCTATCAGTTATCTAAGAAACCACTTGCATCTAAGGAAGAAGCAAATTTAATTTCTCCTGCAACCTACCAACCCGACACAACACGTAAGAATGTGAACGTAGTTGATTGGGGTGGTTGGTGTGCAGTTGATGTAGATGAACACAATTTCAAAGGAGACTTAAAAAATGAGTTGGATAATAGGTACACTTATATCTGTTACAGTACTGCTAGCAGTAGAGAAAGTTTTCCAAAGTTTCGTTTGGTGTTCCCACTTACGAGAAGAGTTGGATCGGAGTCTATCAAACATTTCTGGTTCGCACTCAACACCGAACTCAATTCGATTGGAGATAAACAAACTAAAGATTTATCACGAATGTATTATATCCCTGGCTCGTACACTGGCGCTTTCAACTTTATTTTTGATAATGTTGGTGTGGATATAGATCCAGAAGAGTTGATGTTCAAACATCCGTATGCAGAAAAATCTAATTTAAATAATTTTTTTGATAGACTACCCGAAGATATAAAACAAGAATATTTGAAACACAAGAAACAAAGACTAGACAATACTGATGTTCATTGGACATCGTACCACGACTGTCCGTTCTTTCCAAAGAAACTAGGATCTGAATACAGAATGATTACTAACACTGGTTGGTATCACAAGATGTATCAGATCATGGTTGCTATTGCAGGTAATGCAATAAAGAAACAATATCCAATCACTGCACAAGAAATATCTAAACTGTGTAGAGAACTAGATATGGAAACTGGTAACTGGTACGAAAACCGTCCTCTTGATAAAGAGGCAGATCGTGCACTTGAATATGTTTATAGGAATAGTTAATGAATAAGAAACACGATTACAATGATGAAATGCAAGATCTAATATTTACTAGTGCAGGAGATTTTATAGGAATGCAAGAGAAAGAAGAACATAACTACTGTACAACAAAAGGTCTTGGATGGGCATTCCTTATCATTGCATTGTTTATGGTAGGTGTACCTATAATAATGCTTATGGTTATGGTGGGACTGGATGAGTATGCAAGGTATTGTAATTTAAATATCATGCCATGTTTTACAAACACTATTAACTTTTTGAGAGGGATCTTAGGATAATGTCAGACCCAAGATATAAGATACAAGCAGAAGCAGAAAAAACTTTTCAACAATTTATGAATTGGACTAAGAGAGTTGTCTATATAAGTATATTCATGTTAATAGTAGTTGTAGTAGGGTGCAACAGTGGTGTAGAGACAGGGCCGAATGCAACAGGTTCTAAGTATAATGGTGAACAATACGACCCTAGCAATCTTAATGTAAAGGATAAGAAATGAAAGGTAGTGTAAAAGCATTCCCACCTACGGCACTATGGGAAGTCTTAAAAGATGGGTGGAAGAGTATAATGACAATAGAACATTCGCCTCTTCGTAAACTTCCACCTAAAGTGGGATTGATGGTATTTTCAGTCTTAGCAGTAATGTGGAGTGGGATCTTTGCTGCAATCATAAACAATCCGCATGTGTTTGGAATATCTGCAGGTGCACACCTGTTAGTAATATTTGGTATATTCATCACTGCAATTATATTTGATAATGCAGGTAGTTATGATGTACCACAAAATTACAACTCACGTGGTCGAGGTGGAGAACACGAGTGAAGTGGTTAGTTGTAATAATCTTTAACACATTGGCAGGTGATATCTTTGTATTCAATGAACCTGCCTTTGATACAAGAGAAGAATGTATGATTACTCTAATTCAATCTAGGGATGCAATCTTACAGAAACTCATACTTGAGTATGGAGAACCCATGCCCATAGAAGCAGTCAATTGTGTACGACAAGATGTGATTGAGAAAGTATTAAAAGATGAAGTGGTTGATATTAGTTTTACTAACGAAGGGTGAACCCTTCACAATACCGATACAAGAGTTCGAAAGCGAAGATGCTTGTTACGAGTATATAAATTCTAAAGAGAATTACCCGACAATTGCAATAGAAGTTATTGCTGTCGCAGGTTTCAACGATCCTGTTAATGACATAAAATGTCTACCAGAGAACAGAGTAAAGGAATATTTAAATGTGGGTTCTAGTATGGTTAGCACTTGAGGCAAATCAAGATGTTGACTACTATCATATCGGTACATACGATACCGACAAAGAATGCCAGATATCATTGAAAGAAGCAGTGGTATTGGTGACAAAGAATAATCAAGCACTTAGTTGTTTTTATGTTGGAGAGGATGCTGATGGATAACTGGAATATTGCCATTGTTGGTCATGGATATGTTGGTAAGGCAGTAGAGTATGGATTTAATACATCAAGCGTAAATCAATACATTATAGATCCGATATACAATAAAGGTATGGAGACTATCAAGGACGTAAAGATAGATGTTGCTTTTGTCTGTGTCCCGACTCCTTTTGGATCTGATGGTAAGATTGACTCATCTATCGTAGAAGAAGTTGTAGGTGAACTAAAATCTAAAAACTGTGTCATTGCAATTAAGTCTACAGTAACTCCAGACATAGTAACCAAACTACACGAAGAAAATAATAAGGTTGTTTACAATCCTGAGTTTCTCACAGAACAAAATGCTTTAGAAGATTTTGTTAATCCACCTATGCACGTGTTTGGTGGAGAGAAAGAATACTGTCATTATCTCTGGATGTTATACATAGATCATAGTAGATGTAAGGATACAACAACCAGATCATATTACTTGACTCCTGCAGAAGCATCGTTTGTCAAATATGGAATAAATTCCTTTTTAGCATCTAAGGTATTGTGGTTCAATCAATTTTCAGATCTCTGTGATAAATACAACGTCAAGTACAATGCTGTGACCAGTGCAATGATGACAGACAAACGTATTGGTAACAGTCACATGACAGTGCCTGGCCCTGATGGTAGGAAGGGTTACGGTGGTGCATGTTTTCCAAAGGACACAAATGCATTCTCTAAATTTGCTAACGGCGATTTTACACTTCTCGATTTAGTTATCGAGGAGAATAATAAGTATCGTTCTGAATACATGTTGGACGATAGAGAAAAAGAACAGAATGTTGTTTACATGCGAAGTAAAATATGATATAATATATTAAAAGGAAAGATTATGTCACGTATTGCAATTACAGGTATGGGTGGATTTATAGGATTTCACCTAGCATCAAAACTAGCACTAGAAGGTCATCATGTAATCGGATTTGATAGTTTCAATGATTACTATGATCCTGCTTTGAAGAAAGCACGTGCTGATGAACTTGAGTCGATTGAAGGTATATTTACTGATAATGTAGATCTAAAAGATAGAGACGAACTGTTCGAGTGGTTCGAGAAAAATAAACCAGAGATAGTTATTCACCTTGCTGCATATGCAGGTGTTCGTAATTCATTGGTAGAACCAGATAATTATATTCAGAACAATGTTGTCGGTACTCACAATCTAATCGATGCTTGTAATATGTTTAGTGTAGAGAAAGTAATTTATGCATCTACTTCATGCGTGATGGCAGGTAATGAGTTACCATGGAAAGAAGACGAAAAGGTTGGGTATCCACTCAACCCATATGGTTACACTAAGTTGTGTAATGAATCTCAATTCATGGCAAGTGCAATACCTTCAGCGATTGGTCTACGGTTCTTTACTGTATACGGGCCTTGGGGTAGACCAGACATGGCACTCTTTGATTTTACAAATAAAATAATTAAAGGTGAGTCCATAGATTTATTTAACAATGGAGACATGATTCGTGATTTCACATATGTCGATGATATTGTAAATGGTATTAACATTATTGTAGACTTCATAGAAAGATCAATGATCGTAAAAGAAATCTACAATATTGGTAATGGTCGTCAAGTTCCACTGATGGAGTTTGTCGATAATATTGAGAAGCAACTAGATAGAAAGGCAATCAAAAACTATGTGCCTAAACATCCTGCAGATACGCAGGCGACTTGGTCAGACACAACCAAGATACAAGCATTGGGATACAAAGCAGAGACACCTATCGAAGAAGGAGTTGCTAAATTTATAGAATGGTATAAAGGGTACTATAATGTCAACTGAAGAATTGAATAGAGAAGTTGCAAAGTTTCACAACATAACCGAAGAGGAATTGTATCAGCGAACAGTCATTGGTGGAGAAGCATTATTCCATCAATACTATATGCGTAACGGTGGTTTCTAATGATCACTGGACTTACTGCATCTACATTTGACTTGCTACACGCAGGTCATATTGCAATGTTAAGAGAGGCAAAGTCACAGTGTGACTATCTTATCTGTGCGTTACAGATAGACCCATCAATTGATAGACCAGAGAAAAATTCACCAGTGCAGTCTATTGTAGAAAGATATGCACAACTATCTGCAGTAAGATACGTGGATGAAATACTGGTATATCAGTCTGAAGAAGACTTGTTGGATATCATACAGATGTATCCAATAAAACTTAGAATTCTTGGTGCAGAATATCGTGACAAGGATTTTACTGGCAAGGATGAGTGTCGTAGATTAGGCATTCAACTTTATTTCAATAACAGAGAACATAGGTTCTCATCATCTGATCTAAGAAGAAGAGTAAAACTAAAGGAGGATACCGATGAAGCAAGAAAGGTATTACGAGAGTATCATGAAGATGAATCGAGAAGCGAATCAGAAGGAAGATCTGAAAGATCAAGTTCAACAACTCGCAGAAAGAGTAAAAAAACTTGAAGAAGAAATAACTTGGAGATCCAAAGAATAGACTTTACATCCGTTTGATTATGTGTTATAATGTGTTTGTTAGGAGTAATTAATGTCAATAATGGATAAACTCAAAAAGAATAGTAAGTTGGATCACACATCTATTCTTTCTGAGTCTAAATTTTTTAACGAAAAAGATATGGTTCCAACTCACGTTCCGATGATGAACGTTGCCTTATCTGGTTCAATCGATGGCGGTCTTGCGCCTGGTCTTACAATACTTGCAGGGCCTTCTAAACATTTCAAGACATCATTTGCCTTGATCATGGCAAGTGCATATCTCAAAAAATATCCAGAGTCTGTTGTACTATTCTACGACTCTGAATTTGGATCACCACAATCGTACTTCGAGCAGTATGATATCGATCCTGCACGTGTACTGCATACACCAATCACAAATGTCGAGGAACTAAAGTTTGATCTAGTAAATCAACTTGAAGGTCTTGAACGTGATGATCGTGTGTGTATTGTAGTTGACTCTATTGGTAACCTAGCATCCAAGAAAGAATTAGAAGATGCAATCAATGAAAAGTCAGTTGCAGATATGTCTCGTGCAAAATCTCTAAAAGGTTTGTTTCGCATGTGTACACCATACCTTGCGATGAAAAACATTCCTATGATTGCAGTAAACCATACATACAAAGAAATTGGATTGTTCCCAAGAGATATTGTTGGTGGTGGTACAGGTCTGTACTATTCTGCAGATAACATCTGGATCATTGGTCGCCAACAGGAAAAGAAAGGCACCGAGATCGAAGGATATCATTTCGTAATTAATGTGGAGAAATCTAGATATGTCAAAGAAAAGTCTAAAATCCCTATTACTGTTACTTGGGATGGCGGTTTGCTTTCTCATAGTGGACTCCTCGATGTCGCTATCGCAGGTGGTTATATCAAGTCTCCTAGTTCTGGGTGGTACAGCATTGTTGATAGAACTAGCGGAGAACTCTTACCATCCAAAGTTAGAGCAAAAGACACCTTACATCCCGAATTCTGGGTGCAAATATTACAAGAGACTGACTTCAAGGAGTTTATCAAACAGAAGTTCTCGATTGGTGGGTCTCTTAATAACGAATTTGGTGGCGAAAGTGAAGCATGAGGAAAACGACACGTATCAACTAATACCCAATGAAGTTAATGAGGAGTTCTGGTCAGTCAGAATCCTCAAGGGTATGTTTAATGAAACTGTAATCCGTTATGGTAACATTGCATTTAACGAAGTTGCAGAAGGTGTTATGTCATTTAACTTCACTGTTGAGTCTTCACCAGACTCTACTATCACTGAAGAGAATGAAGTACTTCAAGAAGTTGCAGGTGACATATTGCAAAGAATTATTGCAAACGCACTAGACAACAATGAGGGTATTGTAGGTAAACATCCAGAAGCAAGTGACGATGATTGGGAAGAGGTAAGTGCTGAAACATGAATATTAACTTAGAACAAGTAATTCTAAGAAACATTCTAACTGATGATGAGTATACAAGGAAAGTTTTACCATTTATCAAACCAGAGTATTTCGAAGGTATCTACAGAATACTATTCAGAGAGACTGCAAAGTTTGTAACCAAGTATAATAAACTACCAACTGCAGAGGCATTTAAGATTGAACTTGATGCCTCTGATAGATTGAATGGTGAGAACTACACAGTAGCGATGGATCTTATACCACAGTTGTTTGCGGTAGAAGAAACTGACTC